TATAAAGACATAAGCATAATTATAATCCATATCCATTTCTGCTAAACATTTCTCTCTTTTGACCGCATCGTTCTTTCGAACTTCTTCAATGACGATTTTTGACATTGAAGTAAAACGATGCATTAAAGAGTTGTTCAAACCAGAATGCAAAGCCAAATTAAGCATATGATAATGTTTATCTGCAATGTGTCTTGCAAGTTCATCATCTTTTAAGTCTGATAATTCATCATTAGACTTTTCTAAAGCAATCGGTGGAAATGACTAATCTTTAAGAGGTTAAGATGAATGATAAAGGAAATACTATGGTTTTTAAAAGATATGAACCATTAGGAGAAACAATGTCAGAAGAAACAAAATCGTCACAAGAGTTGCTTGAGATTTATGAAGAAGCATTGAAACAAGCAGATGCAGATTTAAGAGGTTTTACTATAAATAATTCAGGTTATTTAGAAAGACAACTTGATTATGTTAAAAAGATCATTGATCTTCAAACTAAGATACAAGAAGTTAAGTTTAGGCTTAAAAAATAAACAAAACTGACAGATTGGTGTAAGCGGTACTGCACATTGGGAGAAATACCTAAAGGGGCGAGGTTCAATTCCCGCATCTGTCAAGACTAGTATACTGAGCTTGAAACAGCAATTTAAGCAAAATAGAGAGAAAATATGTATTGTATTTCAAAGCAATTATTAATCATGAATGCAGTTGCAGACATCAACGAAAACGATGAGATTTTTATCAATTGTATTCAAAGAGCTTTTGAATGGTCTAATCAAATGGGGCTTCAAAGTAAAAAAGTTTATGGGCCATACATTAAAAAAGATGAACGGACTGGACAAACCATTTTCACGGTAAAAATGTTATGCTCAAAAGAAGAATACGAAGCTTGGTTGAAACAAGAAGAGCAAAATGTTATTCATGCTGTTAATGAATTTTTTAGAACAGAGGAATAATTATGTTTGAAATACAAGTATGGGCACAAATGTTCTTTGATGATGGCAGTGTCTCAGAAGGTAAACGTGTTGATGCAGAAATCTTTGATGATCCAGAAAAAATACAAGCCATTGCACACAAGTTGCTGTTGTCTGTTAGAAGAACAGAGGGCTTTTTGTTAATTTGGGGAGCCGGTTCAATTGAATATTATTCAATCTCAACGTAACTACTTTTTCTTAACAGGACTTAAAGACTTTGGTTTTGGTGATCTTGATTCTTTTTTGCCATGAACCATTGAAGAAGCAATCGTTGCACTCTTTGGTTTTGCTGGGATTTGAATAGCTTTTTCAGTTTTTATTTTATGCATAATAATTTCCTTGTTATGCCATCTTTTTATCAGTATCATGAATTAAATAACAGGAATATATGACACAACCAGAAAGTACATTTCCCAACAATCCAGATTCATCACCAAGTCACTTTGCTTGGCGCCAGTTCACTCCTGAAGCAATAACGGCAACATTACCTATTGTAGTGACTTTAACAGCACACGGCTTCTCTAATGGCCAAGCATTGAAAGCAACGAAGTTCTATAGACTTACAACAGGAATGGAGCAGTTGCAATATCAGACATTCTATGTCCAGCAAGCAACAGAAGACACATTTCAGTTGTATGATGCATCGGGATTTCCAATTGATGGAAGAGGTTACACAACATATATCTCAGGAGGAGAACTTACTCTTGTAGGGCCGACTCTTCCAATTGAGAATCCATCGCCTGAACCTCCGTCTGGGGTTCCAGCATTTCCACCGGCTTAACACCGCTTTTTGCAATATCTATTAATGTTGAATGATAGGAATGCAATAGGCTGTCATAGCGTTTCATCTCATTATTAAGCACCCATGCATAGATTAAGTTAGATAACAGAAAGCAAAGACAAATAATCATGGTTTATCCTATGGTAAATTTTGAACGAATTGAAGTTTTTTTAACTTCTATTTTGTTATGTATAAGAGAGCAATCAATGTAACGTTCTCTTGGATCATAATCTTCATTCATAAGAGCAGCATTAACAAATAAAGTGTCGCCTTTCTTCATGTATTTACATCCAGAAAGATGAAGATGGCCAAACACATGAAGTATTGGATTGATTCTTTCGTATGTCTTTAAAAGCTCTGAGCAGCCTGCACGGTTACCTCTATTTCTTGGAATCTCATCAAGAATTTCAAGAGGAGGTGTATGAGTGATCAGAATATCAACATCGTCTGGAATTAAATCCCATTTTTGTTTTAAAGAATCGTTGAATGTTAAAGAAAAAGACATGCAATCTGGATTTTGACCCATGAATTTTTTTGTCCATGGTGCACCCCATATCTTATAGCCTTTGTATTCAGTAGATTGATCTTGTAGATATTCAAAGTCGTGTTTTATTAATCGCCATTTATTATTTTCAAAGAAGTTATCATGGTTGCCTGCAATGACAATTTTCTTGTCATATTTTTGTTTACTTATCCAATCACAAAAGATTGCAAATTCTGATAATGAATGTGTCGCTGTAAGATCACCTGCCACAATCAAAAGATCACCACCATTTAAATCTGGATACTCTCCATGAAGATCTGAAATGCAAGTAATGTCCAAACAACCCCCATCTTTTAACCAGTAAATGTACAAAAGTACCCCCATTTTTGACCAGAAGTTGTTTTTTCAGTATAAAATAAAAATTTTATTTGCTAAAACATTCGTATGGATCATTCAGAAGCATATAAGAAATTCTTGGATTACAAGTGGAGGCTCCGCAACCTCTACAAGATCAAAGATAAAGAAGGCCAAATGGTCAACTTTAAGCCAAACTGGGCACAAGAAATTCTATTAGAACAGTCTCACAACTTACAAATAATTTTAAAAGCCCGCCAATTAGGAATGACGACATTCCATGCATTGCTTTTTCTTGATAAATGTCTATTCACACCTCATACAAACGCGGCTATCGTTGCGGATAATAAGGACGTAGCAAAAGAAATCTTTGTAGACAAAGTTAAATTTGCCTACGACAACTTGCCTGACTTTGTAAAAACGATGTGCAGAGCATACAGAGACAACGTCAATGAAATGCGCTTTGACAATGGTTCGGTCTTTCGTGTGGCAACATCTCTCCGAGGTGGAACGCTTAATTATCTTCACATCACAGAATTTGCAAAGGTATGCCAGCAGAACCCTGGGAAGGCTAATGAAATCGTTTCTGGAGCGTTAAACGCAGTCCAAGCAGGACAACACATCACCATTGAATCAACAGCACGTGGAAGGGATGGACACTTCTATAATCTTTGTAAATCAGCTGAAGCATTTAGAGATTTAGGACATGAACTTGGTGTACTAGACTGGAAAATGTGGTTCTTTTCTTGGTATCAACATCCAGAGTATGCAGTTGATTCAAAAAATGTATTGATAAACAAAGAGATGGAAGAGTATTTTGAATCTTTAGAAAGTAAACAAATTTATTTAACTCCCGAACAGAAGGCATGGTACATCAAGAAGATGCAGACTCAGGGAGAGTATATGAAGCGCGAATACCCAACGACACCTGACGAAGCATTTGAAACAGCCAATGAAGGGTATTACTTTGCAAAACAGATCACCTTAGCACGCAAAGAACGCCGCATCTGCCACGTACCATACGACGAGAACGCAAAGACATATACCAGCTGGGACATCGGAATTGGGGATACAAATGCTATATGGGTGTTTCAGATCATTGGGAAAGAGATTCACTGCATCGATCACTATGAAAACTCAGATGAATCACTTGCACATTACATCAAATGGTTGAAAGAGAAGCCTTATCTCTATGAAAAGCACTTCTTCCCACATGACGCAGCCTCTCGTAGCTTACAGACAGGGAAAAGCTTGGCAGATATCGCAAGAGCAGCAGGCTTAAAAGTGGATGTCTTAACAAGAGACACAAACGAGATGTTTGGGATTGAGTGCTTGAGAAGCATGCTTAATCGCTTCTTCTTTGATCAAACGAAATGCGCTAAAGGGATTAAGGCACTTGAAAGTTTTAGAAAAGAGTGGAATGAAAAGCTTGGTTGCTACAGAGAGAAATCACATCACGATTGGGCCTCTCACTCAGCAAAAGCACTTATCTATGCAGCAGAAGCAGTACAAAAAACAGGCTCAGGAGCTGGAATGACAGCAGAAGAATGGGCAAGATTACGTAGGGAATGGTTATGAATTACACAGTTACATCAGATCATAATCAAAAAGTATTCCAATGGAATCAATTTTTTATAGATGCATACAGAGCTTTTGGGCCTTTCTATTCTTGCGCATTAAGAGATCTACGCGCCTATGCAGGATCAAACTGGACTAATCTTGAGAAGTCTAAATTAGAAAAACAAAACAGAATGATCTTAGAGCTAAACAAGATCAGACGTGTTGTGAATCTATATTCTGGATATGAACGAGAAAACCGCACACAAACAGTCTGTGCACCTGTTGAAGGATCAGATGTTCAAACAGCAGATCAATTTTCAAATGTCATGTATTACGTCTATGAAAAATGCAATGCAGATTACATCATCTCAGAATCCTTTGAACACAGCTTAAAGACAGGATTATCCATTGTAGGTATCTACATGGACTACAGCAAAGATAAAGTCAATGGCGACATCAAGATGTACTGGAAGCCATTTAATGCAATTATGCTTGATCCATACTTCACAAAAAGAGATTTATCAGACTGTGACCAAGCAGCATCAAGAGATTTGCTTTCTAAAGAAGCAATCAAAGCGCTTTTGCCGAATATTGATCCATCTATCATTGACAATCTTCCAACAGGAATTAGAGATAACAAATATCAGTACTTAGGCATCTACAGGCAGTACAACAGCACATACATCTCTAAATTCTTGTGCACATATGACCAACATTGGAAGCGCATAAACAAAGAGCAGAACTATCTTGTAGACATGGAAACAGGCGTCACAGAAGAGTGGAACGGCACAAAAGAAGAAGAGAAAGCGCTTAAAGAACAACTTAAAGACATTCCAAGACTACAGTTCATTAAATCATTTAAACGCTCTGTAGAACTCAACATCATTGTTTCTGGACAGCTACTGTACTCAGGACCTGATCCAACAGGCTTAGACACATTTCCTTTCGTTGTAAACGTGCTTTATCACGAGCCTCTCATTGACACATTTGCACTGAAGATCCACGGCATAGTCCGCTCTGTAGTTGATGCCCAAAGGCAATATAACAGAAGCCATTCACAGATCATCGACATCATGGAAAGCATCATCAACACTGGTTGGATCAAAAAGAACGGCGCTGTGCTTGATCCAGCAATGCTTATGCAAGCAGGACAAGGGAAGCAAATTGTAGTAAATGAAGGATACGATGTAAATGCAGACGTCAGAGAAATTGCACCACCAAACATCCCAGCAGGCTATTTGCAGTACCAAGACATCATGGATAAAAATATCTTGGAAATCCCTGGTGCTTCTGATGAGTTACTGGGCCTTTCTTCTGTTGGTGACTCACAAGTGTCAGGGAAGCTCGCAGAAGTTAGAGCCTCAAACGGTCTCAAAGGCAACAGAGGTATCTTTGACAACCTTGAGCAGATGAAGAAATACCTTGGCTTAATCATCATGGAAGCCATTCAGAAGAACTACTCACCAGGAAAAATTGGACGCATTATTGGAGAAGAGCCAACAGAGCAATTCTTCTCTGGACAGTTTGAAGAATACGATTGCGCAATTAAACAAGCAGTCAAAACACCAACTCAAAGAGAAGCATATTACTATCAATTGCTTCAGCTTGTTGCACTCGGTGCGCCAATCCCATGGCCAGCAATCATGGAAGCAGCACCGCTACAAGGAAGCACGAAAATTCGTGAACTCATGCAGCAACAACAAGAACAACAACAAGCAGCCTCAGAACAAGAACAAGAAGATCTTAAAGTACAACGTATGCTTGATATGGCCTCTGTCAATCAAAGCAACGCACTTGCAGAAGAACGCAGAGCAAGAGTACTTGCAGATATCGGCTTAGCAAAAGAAAGAGAGTCAGAAGTAGTACAAAATCATGCGAAAGCATTTCTAGATAACGCAAAAACAGTCGCACAAATCGAAGACATCCCACACAAACGCATGATTGATGTGCTAAAGATCGCTTCCGAAACACGGAAGGCGGAACTGCAAGCAGCACAAGCTTCTATGCAGCAAGATATGAAAATGGCGCAAGCCTTAAAGAAACAGGAATAAACATATGGCTAAAGGTACAGCTACATCTAACAAGATGATGCCTAGCATGGACACATATGGTGGACAAAATAACCCAGGTTATCATCCACCAACTGGCTCTGCTGGTGCAAAAGCACATGGAGAATATAGCTCCAAAAACAATCCTCTAAGCGCTCCAAAAAAAGGATCGGCTATCGGTCCTGGCTACGGCAATTCTGATCGCATGAAAATCATGTCAGAAAAGAATGCACAAGCTAAAAAAGAAAGCTTAAGAGGGATGCCATGCTAGTTGTCCCAGCCAATGTCCAGATGCAGCAACACATGGACGCGCGAGAAGGGTTAACAAACCACTTTAACGTCATGCTAGAAAAAATCTTAAATGACAATCGTCATCTAGATAAGTACTGGATATTGGGCAAGACAAAATCTGAGCGCATTAAAGGCAAGGATGTCGTTAAGCCATTCTTGAAAGCATGCACTGAGAAGCCTGGCATTATCAAAGAAAGCTTCGTCTATGAAGTAGACAATAGACGCGGCGTAAAGACATTGCTATGGGTCATGCACCCGGGTGATGTTCTCTCATTCCCAACACTGGGTAAGTCTATTCGCGTCTCCAGCGAAAAAAAAGGAGCAACAATCTTAATGCCTAAGTAATGGCAATCATAAAGGGAGCGATATGACAGAAGAACAAAAAGACATACCAGAGGCTGTCTCCGAGCAACAGGATGTCGGGCCACAGGAACAAGAAGAACCAAAAATGGTTCCTCTTGCAGCGCTTCAAGCAGAAAGAAGAAAACGTCAAGAAGCAGAGACACGTAACCGTGTTTATGATGAATTGATGAACAAAAATGCTCCACAGGAAGATGACTCTGAAGCTTTATTGACCAAGGGCAAATTCCAAGAGGAAAAAGCGCTCACAAAGCGCGAGATCATGGAGCAGATGTATGAAGACTTAAATCCTAAGGCTGTTCAAAAGATTAATAAATACTTACAACCAATTTTGGACAAGAAACCATGGTTGATAAGTTCTATTGATGCATCAACGAACAGACTAGCCAGAGCAAATGAAATAGTCGATGACTATATGCATTTGGTTGAAGAGAAGCCTAAAAAACATCTCGCCGACGATGCAAAACGCATTGTAGAAAACTCTAAAAAGCCAGGATCACCTGCTGATGTAGGGAAGTCCGCACAAGCTTCAGGAGCAGAATACATGAAGAGCATCCAAGGGAAAAAAGAGTTCCGCGAGTATCGAAAGAACTTGCTAAGTGGGAATTAATTTCTTGTCCGAAAGGAGAGAAATAAATGGCATCAGGAACAACCACAACCGTGCAAGTCGATCCAGAAGTACAGTTATATTTCGATAACATCCTTCTAGACAGACACCAGCCGTACTATCCGTACAGCTACTTCGCACAAGAGCGAAGAATTCCTCAGAAGAATAGCAAAAACGCTATCTTCCGTAGGTTTGATAACTTGGCAGATGCCTTGACACCGCTAAAGCATGTTGGTGGTGTAAAACCTTCTCTGATTGACTTGGAACTCCTAGCCGCTTAAAGCGAAGGAAGACAGGGCGGAAGATGTAAAGCCGCTTTACATCACCGTGATCGACTGAGTGAGAGGGACGTGAAAACGTAAGCGACAGTCAGAACTCTGTAGTAATGCAGAGAGGGAGATTCGAAGAAGTTTCCCCGCCTACAATGAAATGCAGGTCACAAAAGTAACAGAAAAGAACAGAAGGCGTAACGCCTAATGCTGAGCAGGTAAGCAAATTCGATATTACTGCGGTAGTATCGCAATACGGTAAAGTCGTAGAACTATCCGACGACGTCATTGTACTCGTGCAGGATCAAACAGCGAATGAAGTCGCTGACATGCTTGCACAGAACATGGCATCTACTTACGACAAAATCGTACGTAACATGCTCGTGGCAACAAGTGCACAAATTGACTCTTTAAACGGGGTTAATGCAAACGCGATTACTGAAGTAACTACAGTAGACTTAGAACTAGCTGTAGACTACTTGACAGGCAATAACGGTAGATTTTTTGCCGTTGTAAAATCTTCTTTAATTGACTTGAAAGCCGCAGCGTAAAGACGGTGGTAACAAGGGGCAAGCAGGAAACATGCAGCCTGACAGACTAAACAAGAAGACCCGAAAGGGATGCGATAGTCGAGTCTCATATGAAAGTATGAGAGGTGGCAGAAATGACCACCCGCCTACATGTAAATGCAGGTTAACAAGTAATAGTAATGAAAAAACTTTCGCCTAATATCGAAGGTGTTAATGCTTTTGGAACAGCTCCTGTTTGGGCAGCATATTGGATGATTATCTCGACAGACTTGAGAACAGATTTCAAGAACTTGTCGAATTTTTTACCAACTGCTGATTATCCGAGACAACAATCTGTTTTGGAAAGTGAACTGGGCTCATGTGATGAGGTTCGCCTCGTCATGACATCTGAAGGCTATAAAGATGCATCAGTTGCACCAGCAGTATATAGCAACTTGCTATTCGCTGCTAACGCATACGGACGCATTATGATTGATGATCAATCTATGGAAATGATCATTAAGCCGCTAAACACATCTGGCGGCTCTAAACCTACTCTGATTGACTTGGAAGGCCTAGAAGAGGCTAACAGGGCGCAAGCGAAAGCAGCGTGAACGACTGAGTGAGTGGGGGATGTAAAGCAGCTTTACATTCATGCGACAGTCTGAACAGTGCCTATACATAAAAGCACTGAGAGAGGTTCGAAGAAGCTTCTCCGCCAAGAGAAATCTTGGTCACAAAAGTAACAGAAATGGGGTGCTGGACAAGATCCATTGAATCAAAGACAGACAATGGGCTGGAAAGGCCGTCTAGGCAGCGTAATCCTTGACGATTCATGGGTTATTAATCTTAGAAGTACAAAAGGGTAGGAGGTAATTATGACTGCTCCAATTGGAAATGCTGAAAACGTCTTTACAGGCTTGAGAGAGCTTGGACAAGTGACGAATACATATGCTTGCTACATGCAATCAGCAGGTGCTGCATATGACATTACACTGCCTTGGGTACCAGATAAGATTGAATGGTTCAACTATACAAAGTATGCAACCAATTCAAAGAATCTACAAGGTGTATGGTTTAGAGACTTTCCTGCGGGAGATGCTCTAATCGTATCACGTGGCACTACAGACTTAAGCTCAGTGCTTGAGGCTACAAATGGTGTCACAGATGCAAGTACAGACGGTGGATTCACCGATGCACATGTGACTATTACAGGAATTACTACAGCAACACCTGCTGTTGTAACTGCTGCATCACATGGTCTAGCAGATGGTGATCGTGTTGTTATTACGAAAGTAATCGGCACAATGGCGTCAGAGATCAACAACAATATATATGTAGTAGCTGTTTTATCAGCTAACACATTTGCTTTGTACGATGTCTATGGCCTACCAATCACAACTGTTGGTGCATACACATCATCTGGCCAGATCACAAAAACTGGTCCTTTGTTGTATGTAGAAAACTTGCCTCCTTCATACATCTACACTCTTGGTAGTGCGATTATGGGAGACGATAACGATGTCATTTACCTTGTTGCATATAAGTTTAATGCTTATTTCAACTTAGGTGACTTGGCTTAGAAGTGACTAAATATTAGTTACTTACACAAGGGGGGAAGATATTTTGTCACCCCCCATTTTTAACATAGAGGTTTTACATGGCTAGAAGTCAGAAAGAAAAAGAATCAGAATTAAGTGAAGCAAGCGCTCTTAAAGGCGTTAAAGAAGATGAAAAGTTTGACTTTGATTCATTTCAATTTAATACGTTATCAGATTTTGAGACGTACAACACACAAGTAAGAAAGCATAACCGTCTTTGCATTCATGATAGAAATAAGATGAGAATCAAAGTTCCAGGTGAAGCATTTCACAAAAAAGTTAAAGTAAAGTTTCAGCGTTTTGATCAGCCGTACAACGTGCTTAAAGTGCGCGTGAGAAACAAAGAAATTGATTGGACAGGCCAACTTAAGCCGGGTGGTACATACACTTTGCCTGTGCCTGTTGTGCGCTTTTTAAACAAGCTTGCTACGCCTATTTTTGCAGAAGTAAAAGTAGAGCATGGTGATGCAGTTCATACAGAAACAAAACAAGTAGGTGAATCACCTAGATTCGCTTGTTCTGTTGTAGATTTTGAATAAGGTAATAATATGACTACTGGGCCATTGTTAGATGTAAACAGAGATGCAATCGTTCAAATCATGCGCAACGTCACAGGACGCCTTGATGTGAATGATCCAGCATTTACAAATGAAATAATGATTGATTATCTCAATGGATTTCTTTTAGAAGAACATCCTCAAGAAATGCAGATGTTTTCAAATAGAACATGGTGGGATTTTCAAATTGATGATTCAAATGTTGATCCAATACCTGTTTCACTTGATTTTCTTGGATACTCTAGCATCGGCCCATTAGCTTACATTTCTTATTTACCAAATTCACAAGGCACACAGAACACATTTAAAATGTTTTGGTATGAAGATCCAGCAGACTTTTATGCAAAATGGCCATGGGATATGGAATTCACACCTCAAATGCCGACATATGTGCTTTACTACAACAACGAGCTTACATTTAGAGGCCCACCTGATAGAGAATACAATGTAAGAATCTCTGCATATAAGATTGATAATTCTTTTGTTGGAGGGACAACAAACACAAATCAGTCTTCAAGCGTCTTAAGTTACCTTGGTCAGCAAACACAATACACAGAAAATACTAGACCTCTTACATACCTTAAACGCTATCTTGCATATGGCGCATCACTCGATATCTTAAGCGACTACGGTGAGATGGATAAATACAATGAAGTATTTCAAGTTTATAGAAGATACCGTGCACAAGTAACTGCACGTACATGGAATCAATTATCAAGTCAAAGAACTAACCCAGATTTTTAGGAGTATATATGTCATTTAATCCAGCAGTCCCTTTAAACAGTGACTCACCAAGCATTTTCCCAGCACAGAATCAAATCAACATGACAAGGCTACAAACTTTACTTGGAGAAGATCATCAATTTAATTTAACAGCCACAGTAAACAGCGATGGCTATCACAAGATCATTCATATGACTCAGCAAGCGCCTACAGGTGTTGCAGCAGCTATAGGACGCCTATATGCTAAAACATCAGGTGGAAGAGTCCATGCATTTTACATGGATGATCAGGGAACGGAGTATCAAATTAGCCCAAGCTTGGCCATTAGAGCTGCTGTGGCTTTTGATTCAGCAGGTGCACCCATAAGCGCTTATAATGTTTCAGGTGTAACAGTAAACGGTTCAAATATCTATACGATAACTTTTGCAATACCGATGCCAGATACAAATTATATCGTAACTGTTACAGGAATGGCAGCATCAGGCACTTCAAGAAATGGTATGTTGGTTTCACCAAGAGCTTCAACGGTATCGGTAGGAAGTGTACAAGTTGTATTTAAAAATACTTCAAGTTCTAACGAACTTGTTGATTGCGGTAACGTAGTCGTCTATAGCATAATTTAAGGAAATATATGTCATATACTCCGTTCTTGATAGCACAGTATAGCACCGGCCTTGATAAAGAATTGCAGCCTTGGTTATTGCCAAACGAAGCATACTTTGAATTAAATGATGGATACGTCTATCGAGGTGTGACAAATAGCAGAGATGGCTATAACGGCTTTGCTAATGGAACGCTGTCTACTTATTGTGAATCAAGAATGGTGAAAAACATTTCATCTCAAGCAACTGCTGTTGGTAATATTAATGGTATTAATATGTTATTTACCTTCACATTTCAAGGGCCAATCATAGCAGGCAGTGTTCGTATATATGGATCAAACCCTGTTCAGCTTCTTGTAGATAATGGAGTAGGCGCCTTTACAGGTCCAGGTGTCGGCACTATCAACTACGTCACTGGAGCAGTTTCTGTAACCTTTACCTTGCCTCCTGCAGTCGCTTCTACAGTCACAGCAAATGCATTGGCTATAGGCACAGGGGCTGCCACATATGGCCCCTTTACAACGGCTTATAACCCGCTTAGGCGCTGTACTGTAACAGTTGCAGCAACACCTTATACATATACAGACAAGGGTCAGGGCTATTTCTTAAATGCAGCAATAAACATATCAGCTGCAACACAAGCAAACCCATGTGCAATTACAACTGCAATTAATCATGGATACTCAACAGGAAATATCGTATTTATTGAGTCTGTAGGAGGTATGATAGAGCTTAACAATAGAGGCTATACCATCACTGTAACAGGTCTTAATAGCTTTACATTAGATTCAACAAATGCAACAGCCTATACAGCCTACACATCTGGTGGTACAGTTAAGCTTGCAGCAGGTACAGTAAACTACACTACAGGCGTAATAAGTGCATTTACATTTCCAGCAGCAATCGCATCACCTACATTTATTACATTGTCATATGATTATCATCCAGGTCTTCCTGTCATGGGAGTCATGAACTTCTATCCAACAAACAATGTAAGACAACTCATTGTAGCTGATCAAAACAATGTCAACAGATACAACCCAACGACAGATCGATTAGATTATTTAACAAACTCATCTTCATTTAATTGTGGGCAGTCTGACTTCTTCTCATGGGTGAATTATCCAGATGCAGCAAATGCACCAAGATTGCTTTTTTCTAATAGAGTTTCAGGTGATGTAATACAGTCATACAATGGCACAAGCGTTTCAGCTTATACACCTACTTTTGCTGGTGGAAGTTTAAACGCAAGACAGATGTTTTACATTAGAGGAAGGCTGGTTCTGTTTCAAACTTTAGAAGCAGGCGTGCTTAAACCAAGACGTATTCGCATCTCTGGAACGGGTGCAAATTGTGACGTATTTGATAATACAGCCACAGGCGCAGGTTTCATCGACATTCCTGACAATACATGGTTCTTTGGAGCTGCATTTAACAGAGATGATTTGCTTATCTTTACAGAAGCAGCAACATGGATGATGAAATACACAGGGGATGATAATGTTCCGTTTACATTAGAAAAAATCGATCCATCAAGAGGTTCAGCTGCAGCTTTTTCTGTACTTTCTTATCTCAACAGAACTGTTGCAGCATCTCCAAGAGGTTTAATTTTAGTAGATGGTTACCAAGTTACAAGATCAGATGACAACATTCCAGACTTTACATACAACAACATCGATGCAACGCATTTTGATTCATGTTTCTCATCATTCTTAGATGAAGATAGAGATGTATATATGATCTATCCATCTAAGGGAATTGTAAGACCACCAATTCTCAGCAATGGTGAATCTGATCAAATTCTTATCATGAACTTTGAAGAAGATAATTATGCAATTTATAGACTTCCATTATCATGCATGGGAAACTTCCAAGAAGATGTTGCAATTACATGGGCTGAATTAACCGCTGCAAATGGATATCCAAATTGGGATTCTCTTGCTGCAAAATACAACAATTGGAATGCATTTCCTTTCACCAAAGGAACACCGATTACTATTGGTGGATTTGCTCCTGATATAACACTGAACTTGATAAATGTTTGGCATTGGTTTGCGATGTCTGTATACATCTCATCAAGCTGTCTTGCAAGTTGTGGATTGTCTTTTATTGCAGCGCCGAAGTTTTTCTTTAATGGCAGTTTAGGCATTAAACAAGTCTCCCAACAGGTTGTACACCCAAGATCATTGCATGAACTTGAATCTTAGCTCCTGCTTGGTTGTTTTTTATTTTAAATTGAATAAATCTGGAAGTCTGGTTGATCCAGATCTTTGACCATTTTTTTGATCCATTTGCAGGAGTTTCTGTTAGATCTATTTTATAATTAAATGAAGGTCCTGATTTTCCTCCAAACGAAGGCTCTGTTGCTGCTGCTACATCATTTACAAAGACATCGATTTCAAGCACTGCTGGAACATCAACACCATTTAAATCTGTTAGATATGTATCAGATGCAGAAGCATAAATATATAACCAACCAACACGAATCTTTTTGTCTGAGTTTATAAAGGGATTAAACTTCTTTGTTACGGCTTCAAAAGGGATTGTTTTTGATACAACTCCACCAGCAAATAATGTTAGTAATTCTTTTTTTAACATAGGGCATGTTATAATCAGATCAGACACAAACGCAGCATGGATAATGACGTCAAGGACGACACCTGATGCTGTAAATTGGCAATTAATTACATAGATGTAAAGCCGCTTTACATCAAGGAGAAATATTATGGTAGATTACGCAGCAGGAGCATCAGGAGCCGCATCAGGAGCAATGGCAGGATCAGCAGGGGGACCTGTTGGAACAGCCGTAGGAGCAGCCGTAGGTGGCGCAGCAGGGCTTTGGGGTGGTGGAAGAAAGAAGAAAGCGAAGAAACGCTCTACATTCGATAAAAGACAAAAACAAATTCATGAAGATCAATATGGCAGTTATTACGGTCAAGGCCCTTTTGCTGACTTATATAACTATGATCCTGAACAAGCAAACAAAGTTTTTGATGAAACTGTTGCAAATCCAGCCTATAGAGATTTCGGTGAAAAAGTTATTCCAAAAGTTACAGGGCAGTTTAGACAAGGCAACATTATGGATAGCTCATACACTGGAGATGCCTTATCTAAAGCCGGTAGAGATGTTCAAGAGCGTTTAAATGCTCAAAGATCACAATATATGTATGGTCTACAAAAAGAAGCAAGAGATGCCAAGAGAAGTTCTATGGAAAACTACCAAAACAGAACCACATTTGATTATGATACATCTGCACGTGGAAGCGCTGGAATCGATTGGAAAAGCCTTATAGATCAATACGGCAAGTTTGTTAAATCAGGTGATTCACCCTTTGCAACAGGAATGTAATATATGCCAGCACCAAGAGTTTTAGATTTAAGTGTAGATAGACCTGAAGGAACAGGTATAGAAAGCGCCTTTAGTGGCTTAATGGATTCTTATAAGGAACGTGAAGACCAAAGTACTTTTAACCGCATCATGCAAGACTACCAAAAGAATCAAGGTCAAAGAGGCGCCTCTGGGGTTAGTCTCTCAGGCTGTATTTAAACTTGCCCCTTGTTACCCTCTCGGGCTTTCAAGTCAATTACCAGTGGTTTTAATACGGCAAAGTTTATGCTACTTGTAGCTCTAAACCGTATTGCGATACTACCGCAGTAATATCAAATTTGCTTACCTGCTCAGCATTAGGC